CCGTTATATCACTACCTAAATCTGGACTATCACCACGTAGAGCTAACGCTCCAGTATTTGCATAAAATACAGCTCCCAAAGACCCAGTTTGGTCTCTGTTCGTTGAGCTTGAGTTGATGAGAAATAAACCATATGCTGTTGAGTTTGAAGCCGTAAGAACGTTTGGTGAACCATCTAGTTTCCATCCAGCCATTCCTTTGTCGGTGGCGTCATTGCTTGTTGACTGCTCACCAGCCAACCTAACTACGGTCACAGGCGACTCTTCTGATGCTAACCAAGCTTGAGCTGCATAAGATGCATAAGTTGGACCAACAGTATTACCATCTCGCCACACATCACCTTGTTGTCCAGCTCCACCAGGCACGGGTGCACCAAAGACCGAAACAAAGTCATCTAAGTTTCTGACTTTTACTGGCTTATTAGCAGGTCCTTTTCTAGTACGACCAATGATAATTGGTCCTAATGCGTCTGCTTCTTGGGGGAGGAAGCTTTGGTCAATCTCGCGGATTTCAATTCCGGGTGAAAGAAAATCAAATTTTTTAGCCATCGATTTATCTCCTTAATAAAATCATTTTCCTAATAAATAGTAGCTCTATTATCCAAAATCACTAAAAGTCTCTAAAACTATCATCGTCGGACTCCCATGGTTTTGAGTCTCCGACAATTGTTCTTTCTCTAATGAGTTTTACTTCTACAACAGTTTCCCTTGTAGTAAGTTTTGGGGCTTCTTCATTTGTTCCGTCCCCTAGGAGGTAGCCGAGCACTTTTAAGTCAACTTTCGTTGCAAAAGATCTCTCCTCTTCAGCTAGGTTATTGGAATTATTAGATGTGGTAAGGTCTCCTTGTATGAATGTTTCATATCGGTGACCATTGTAGTCTGCAATTAATGCGTTAATCAATCCTGTTCTCGTTGCAAATGGTGCCATAAGGTCGTTCATTTGCTGTTGGTACTCTGTCCTTAAATTGATGGAGTAATTTACAGTCACCCAAACAGGAATAGGTGCGTAAGTTTCCTCATAGACAACCTTCTTGTTGTCTACGGGATAATTCTGTTGTCCATTAAATTGTCCGCTTTTTGAAGATGCGAACTTTCTTGTTGGAGCTTGGGCAATTTTTCGGGATACCAGTCGTTGGTGCTTCCTATAGCCTCTCGGACCTGTTGTGTTTGGAAAGATGTGTGCTTGCCACCCACCTTTAAATTGGGGGTCCTTGTTAAAACTTGTTCTGTCTATTGTTATAAGTGGAAGTTTTAACTTTCCTACAGAATCTCGGATATCTTTGTCTTTTGAATTGACAGCTCTTTCCGGAGACATCCAAAGCACAGGTACTTTCTTGAAGCCGGAGTTGGTCTTGGTATGAAGATCAAACTCTTCATTGATAAGTTTGTATATTGCCAAGTCAATGTTCTCAATCGTTGAAGGAGTCATAGGGTATTCTTTAATTGCCATTGAAAACTCCGTCTCTTGCTCTAATACACTCAGCCGTAACTTCAAATCTTGAGTCGATTTGTCCAAATAGTTGTTTTGGCTCGTTTATCTTCACTATCTCATAGTAAATACTTCCGTAGCGGACGAAGTCTCCTTCTCTGACGAATAAATTTTGATCTTCTGTCAATCTACGCTTGTGAAAGTTAACTTTTAGACCCGTTTTCTTGTCAATACCGACGCCTTCCATGAAGCTTGTCTCGACTCCTTGGTATTCTACAAGTGCATAGACTCTAATTGGGTGCAAAAAGTTCTTGTCTATGGCCTCTCCGTACAATGGGTGGAAATTTGTGGTTTCCATGTCAATTGGGAAATACAATACTTGCTGGCCAACGACTCTTTCAATAATTTCGTCATTAACCTGCTTAACAAGGTTTTTTTCCTTCTCTCCGAAGAACATTGGTGAGGGTGGCTGCGTTGGTCTTTCCCATTCTGACATTTAATTGTTCCTTAGTTTTTATTAATATCTATAAATAGTAATTTACTCTTTGTATCAAGATCTGTACCTAGGTTATCAGGCCTGATATCATCGATTCCCAAAGTGGATTCTTTGATAAAGTTCCTTAATCTGTCTAAGTCTGAGGCACCGTTAAGAAATTCTGTGATTTTATCGATTGCAAGTTTTCTAGCATCCGCATATTCTCTCAAAAAAACGTAGGTTATATTGTTCGCCAATTCTTTGTTGGGAACAGTACGCAAATATTGACGTAAAAATTTTTGAAGGTGAATGCCTTGTTGAAATTCTGTCACAAGAAGATTAACAGAGCCACCAGAATTCAATGTAGATCTCCAAAGCACATTGTAAATCTTAGATAAACTATTGTATTTGTTCATCATAAAAAGATTAAATTCTTCGTATTTATCGTCGTTAAAAGGGATTACTTTTTCAACAATAATCCAAGGAACGTAAGAACTTTGTTCTCCAATCTTTGAAAACCCAGCACCAAAACTTAATTTTTTTCTCATCTCTTCAAATTCTTCACCAGAGTAGGATGGTGATGTTAGATATACTTTGGGAAAATACTCTGGATACTGATTAAATAATCTTTTTTCTTCGGAATTCATATAAGAGGCATCGCCTGTATTGTATTGGTTTGCGACTTTAAATACTATATCATCTCTTCCTTTTATTGCGTATGTGTTTCTAAAAGCCCCGCTTCCTAGTTCAGGTCCTATATTTTCCTCAATCCACTCTGAATTAAAAATCTTACTTGGATCATCCGAAAGTTGTTTGAAAGCTTGACCAAAGTAAGCTATTTCTTCTTTGCTCACTTCTTTAAGATATGATCTCCAGTTTTCCATTATTAGTTTCATTTTTTATCCTACAAATATCTTTAACGGAGTTTGTCCAACGATTGCATTTGTATTGTCGATCATGTTCTTGTCTGTTTCCACTAGTTTAGCGTATGTCATCTCGTCAAGTTGCTTGTTGAGCTCTTCACGCAAAGCAGTTTGCTCGGCTGATGCTTGAGATAAGAGATCTGATGCATTCAATTGCACATTGTCTCCCGGTATTGGAACAGCTCCACCAAACTTACCTCGGATTTGACCCAATGTCTCTTTTGAAAGGGCTAAGGCGAATCTTCTTATCCACTGCTGACCTATGGAGTTAATTCTATCGAAAGGAAGGTTTTCCATTGGAAGAGTGTTCATGTTATTTACACCATTCACACCAGAATCGTAAGATCCAGTAGCGAAAGCTTCGTTTCCTGACTCAACAGTAAATCTAAACCAGAACTTTTCCGGTGAGACTTGTTGTGGAGTTGGGTATAGCATTAATTTATTGTCGTTTATTTCGTAAGAGTAGTGGGATGTCCTTGTATAAAGGTGATCTTCATATTGAATAGCTTGGATCTTGTTTTGCCATACAGGAATAACGTTAAAGGATGAATCGTCAGCATATTGCCCATAATTGTGCATGTCTCCAACGACATTGAGTCCGCCATAATATCCATAAAATCTCCACATTTGTCTCGGAGAAATATAATAGACTTGGCGAATCTTAATTCTTTTGTTATTCATTCCTTCCCATGCCGAACCAGCCTCGGCAGCTTCAACAATAGCTTGTAAATCATATTCTTGTTGTCCAGCAACTCTGTCTAGAGAAGCGGAGTATAGAGGTTGGGTTCCACCAACCATTGACTCTGTTGAAAACTTGTCTGCGACGCGGAAAGCATAATCAAATTGAAACTTGGGATACTTAAGAGCAACGTCAGTTCCAGCAGTAATGTCACCGGTGTGATCAAACGTACCCGTAGGGCCTCCAAGAGCACTCCCTAAGGAGTTTTTAGCTTGATGGAGGTTCACGATATAGGAATACTCCAAAACGGCCTCCTCGTAGTGATTATAGATGTTCTGTGCTGTCAATTCAATGTCTAAGACATCACCACCCAATCTCTTATACGTATAAGCAACCTGAGCTGCTGCGCCTGAAAGAAAAGTGTTCGTGCTTGAGTAGAAACCAATTGCAAGAGTGGTCGCGACATCACCTACTGTGCCCGTCGCTGGTAGCGTAATTGCTGATACCGTAGATGTTGGTGTTAAATCTGGAAATGCCATGTATATCCCTCCGTCTATCTAAATAGTACAAGAAAGGATTAACGTCTTTAGACTTTCTTGCTACGAGTCTTTCTAGTGGTTTTAGTTTTTCTCGTTGTTTTCTTTTTAGCAGGACCTTTCGCTTTGGGAGTCTCAACTTTGGCTTTTAACTCTTGCTCTTCTTCAAAAACTTTTTTGGCCATTGCATGTTCAGCGGCAGCTTTCGCCATTACTTCTGCTTCTTGTTTTGCCTTGAGTTGCATTTGCTTTTCTTGCTCGAGTCTCAAAGCCTCTGCTTCTTCTTCGGCTTTTAACTGAGCTAGTCTTGCGTTCTCTTGCCTAAGTTGCTCTATCACCACAGAATTTTCTTGCGCTTCTTTTCTTTGGTTGTGGACATTCCACGACAATGCAGCGTATTTTGGATTTAATCTTTTTCTTCTTTTATTTCCCATGATATCTCCTATTCATTACCTTAATTAGTGTTTTAAACAAAAAACCCCCAATCCGAAGAAAGGGGGAT